ATGTGACTGTGTTCATTTTGTTTCCTTTTCTGTTGGTAGTGTTGTTGTGCAGACCTGCTCCTGCACTTGTTCAGAGCAGGTCTGCTTTGGATTGTTAGTTACAACTTGGACATACAGCGTGCTTATTGCATACCATGTGGCAGTCTTGGCACACGGTTTCGTGTGGACCTAAGTCCACAACCAGTTCAAAGAACCTGTCGGATAGGTTGGTGATAGGTTCTAGGAACTCCTCCCTCTCTTTACCATCGCTACCAATTGTGGTAGCGCCTATCCATTCATGACCAGATGGCTCTGATGTGTAGTGCCATTGCTTGGTGTAGATAAGGTTGCCTTCATCTACTATCTCATGGGCGAACTCAGTCGCCCGTGATTCGCGCAAGTCTTGGCAGTCTACGCATAGTTCCATCTGAATCATGCACTGGTAGCATGGGTTGGAGACAGTCAGTTCATCAGACATTTCTTTATCCTTTCTTTTCTAACCGACTACTTGTCAGTCCCCCAAATTAGAACATAGGGTTTGCACCAAATAGCGCACTCTTGCGCTATTTGCGGGGCATGGCTGGACTGCGAGCCTGCGAGCAGCCGCACATTCATGGGCGCTCCAGACAGGCCAGATGCGTGGTTTACCACGCTGAGAGAAATCAGCCTGCTCACATGCTCTGCTGAATAGGCAGAGCATAGGCTGATTTGCTCCCTATGTTACAATCACAGGGACTGATAGTAAAAAACATAAATGCTGATGGCTCAACAGCATAGGCGTGGCCTGCATGAAATGCTGACACGGCATGCCTGAGACAGCCTGCATGACTTGTTGCCAAGGCTGAAACTATTTTTATTTATTAGAAACAAATAGTTATCTGACTGGGGCGCAGACATCTGGTCAAGCCCGCAGATTGCTAGCCGTAACAGCACCCACTGTACAGTACAGTAGAGCGGCAGCATTAAACAGTCTGCGGGTCATTTATGACCCCAGAGTGTTTAATAGTCTTTTCAACCTGTAGTAGTATCAGCAATAAAAATATTTCTGTACAACAGTGCCCCTGCTACAGTCCTGCTAATACTGCTCTGAACAGCACTTTTACTATTGTGATGTAACTCACAGGCTGCAAACCGTTCGGAATGGCTATTTGAACGGGTTAATACTATATAGAGAGTATTTACTATTACAGTAGCAAGTCTCTTAAAAGACTTGCGTTACAGACTGTATCTACTGTCTGTTACAACTGACTGTAACTATTGTAGACGGGACAGGTCTGTGACTTTTCAAAAGGGGTCTAGTAACCCAAAAAGCGGGGCACTAGCCGAGGCAAAGGCTAAAGTTTTGGCCTTGGTAGCAGAGGGTATGTCGCCTAAAAAGGCGATGGAACAGTTGGGCAAAAAGCCCGATACTATCCGAATCTGGATGCTACGAGATAAAGAGTTTGCCGCAGATTTAGAGCAGGCTTTGCAGGATGCAAAGTCAAACTCAATTAAGGCGCTAGGTATCGCAAAGGAGGAAATTACTTTTCCTCAGTTTAGCGAGATGTTCCTAGAGCAGCGGGTGTTTCCACACCACATGGACTGGGTAGACCTCCTAGAGGATAGACCCCCATCTTGGCTACACGATAATATGATTTATGAGCCTGGGGATAAAACCCGACTCCTGATTAACGTGCCACCAGAGCACGCAAAAAGTACAGTCATAACCGTCAACTACTCAACTTATCGTATCGCCCTCAATCCTAACATCCGCATCATTGTGGTTAGTAAGACGTTGAACAAAGCACGCGAGTTCGTGTACGCAATCAAGCAAAGACTATCCCACCCGCGCTGGACAAAGTTGCAAACAACTTTTGGTCCCGAAGGGGGCTGGAAAGAAGACTCAGATACTTGGCGAGTTGACACCGTTTATCTTGGGGGCGATGCGAGAAATTCGAGCGAAAAGGACCCCACCCTTCAGGCATTGGGTATGGGTGGACAGATTTACGGTGCCCGTGCTGACTTAATCATCCTAGATGACTGCATTACAACCGCTAACGCTCATGAGTATGAAAAGCAAATTGACTGGCTACAGAAAGAAGTTATTACCCGTTTGGGTAAGAACGGTAAGTTATTAATCGTTGGGACGAGAATTGCCGCACAGGATTTCTATAAAGAGTTGCGTGACCCGAAGTATTGGTCGGGCGGTAAGTGTCCTTTTACGTACATGGGCATGCCTGCTGTTCTGGAGTATAGTGAAAAGCCAGATGATTGGGTTACTCTTTGGCCGAAGTCAGACTTACCATGGGACGGGGATGAAGACACCCCAGACCCAGACGGACTCTACCCAAAGTGGGACGGGCACGCACTTGCCAAAAGACGCGGAGAAGTAACCCCTACTACTTGGGCATTGGTTTACCAGCAGGAGGATGTCGCAGAAGATTCCATCTTCCCACCCGCGCTGGTTCAAGCCTGTATCAAAGGAACACGTAAGCGTGGTATCTTGAAACCAGGCGCGGTGGGACATCCGACTCAGGTTGAGGGATACACCGTCATAGGCTTTGACCCTGCTATGGCAGGTAATGCTGCTTTTGTTGCTATTACCTACAATAGGTCAGATTCTAAAATATACGTTTTAGACTGTGTAAACATGAGCGAACCGACTCCACAGAAGATTCGTAACACAATCGAAGAGTTGGTTTTAAAGTACAAGCCACAAGAGTTTCGAGTTGAGATTAACGCTCACCAGAAAGCCTACTCTCTGGATGATGATTTGCGTCAATGGCTATCCTCCTATGGAGTACGCCTTGAAGCGCACCATACCAACAAGAACAAGTGGGATACAAACTTTGGTGTTGCATCTATGTCAACGCTATTTGGAACCATGCGAGACAACAAGTTCCAAAATAACAACACTATCGAACTAGCATCAACTGAAGCATCAGAGGGTATGAAAGCCTTGGTGCAGCAGTTAATTACTTGGAAGCCGAATACCCGTGGCAAGACCGACTGCGTTATGGCGCTGTGGTTTGCGGTTATCCGTGCTAGAGAGTTTATGCAACAAACTTCTTACATGAAGCGATACACCGAAAACCGCTGGACAACAAGAGCACAGATGAATAGACGTGTATCAGTTAATTTAGATGAAGCCTTTGCAGAGCAATGGGCTGAGAACTACGGATAAGGATAATAATGTTATCAATCGAACAGGTTGCAGCGAGAGTTGACTCTCTTAAGCACCGCTCCGCAGAACGCGATGGTCGTCAACAAGACGTGCTATCTGTTCGCAAGGGAAACATTTCTGAAGTTTATCCAGAGTTTTTTCCAGAGGGTGTAGACGCAAACGTAGTTGCAAACTTTATTGACATTGTTGCCCGTGACCTATCAGAGGTAATGGCACCATTGCCAGCAGTTAACTGCTCTGCTGTTAACGCTGCAAAAGACCAGGCTCGTAAGTTTGCAGATACCCGCACACGTATTGCTAGCAATTATTTTTTCCATTCAGATTTACAAGTACAGATGTATACAGGCGCAGACTGGTACATCACATTTGGTTTCGTCCCGTTCATTATTGAGTTGGACGATGAAGCAGGTATACCGCGTATTCGCATAGAAAGTCCAATCGGGGCTTACCCAGAGTTTGACCGCTATGGACGCTGTATTGCCTTTGCTAAGCGTTACTCACTATCACTTGGAGAATTGGTTAGCCAGTTCCCTGAGTTTGAATACCAACTGTTGGGCCGTGATGGTTACGACCAGAACCTCAATACACAGATGGATATCATCCGTTACTACGACAAGGACCAATCAGTAATCTTTGTTCCTTCACGTAATAACTTAATCCTGTCACAGGCTAGAAACCCTATTGGCAAGATGATGGTAGTAGTAGCACGCCGTCCTTCTGTAGACGGCGAAATGCGTGGACAGTTTGATGATGTTCTTGGCATTCAGTTGCTTCGCAATCGTTTTGCATTACTTGCAATGGAAGCAGCAGAGAAGTCAGTTCAATCACCAATCGTAGTTCCAGGCGATGTACAGGAGTTTGAGTTTGGTGGGGATGCGGTTATCCGCACTAACTCACCAGCAGGAGTGCGCCGAGTCGAACTCCCAATTCCAGCAGGTGCATTTACAGAACAGCAAGTTCTACAACAAGAACTTCGTACAGGTACACGTTATCCAGAATCTCGTACTGGAAACCTAGACGCATCAATTATCACGGGACAGGGTGTTCAGGCACTCATGGGCGGTTTTGATACTCAGGTTAAATCAGCGCAGGCTATCTTTGCCTCTGCACTAAAGAATGTTATTTCTCTTTGTTTTGAAGTTGATGAGAAGTTCTATAACTTCCAGAAGACTATTCGTGGCGTAGATGCTGGAGCACCATACGCTGTTGACTATCTACCATCAAAGAACATTAAGGGTGACTACTCAGCAGATGTTCGTTATGGAATGTTGGCTGGTCTTAACCCAGCGCAGGGTCTTATCTTTATGTTGCAGGCCCTTGGTGGTAAGTTGATTTCAAAGGACCTTGCTCAACGCGAACTTCCATTTGGAATTAACGTAACTCAGGAACAAGAAAAGATTGAAGTTGAAGAAATGCGTAATGCATTAGTATCTTCACTACAAGCAAGTGCACAAGCAATTCCACAGTTAATTGCTTCAGGCGGGGACCCAACTACTATCGTTAAGCAGATTGCAGAAGTTATTACACTTCGTCAATCTGGTAAGTCTATTGAAGACTCTATTAACGAAGTATTCGCACCAGAAGAATTACCTGCTGCTGGTGCACCTACGGTTGAGCAACCGTCCCCTGCTCCCGCCGCGCCAGCAGCAGGCGCTCCTCAAGCACCAGCATCACTTCAGTCTTTATTCTCTAGCCTAAGTGCTAGTGGCAGAGCAAGTGGTGGAGCAAGAACCGTAACGCGACAATAATCTAAGGAGGGGACATGACAACTCTTGTAGCAATTCAAGGTAATGGTTGGGCAGTAGTTGGTTGTGATTCCCGTTCATCTGGTGATGATGGTCGTCTTATGCAACTTGCTACTCATAAGATTATTGAAAACAACGGTATTTTAATTGCAGGTTCAGGGGCAAGCCGTGGCTCAAACATTTTACAGTTTGGCTGGAAAGCACCTAAGCCACGTGCTACAGATGATTTAGATGTATTCATGACGCAGACATTTATCCCACAAATGCGTAAAGTGTTTATGGATTCTGGTTATGACATGAAAGAGGACGGGGATGCAGCAGCACATGATTCACAATTTCTTGTTGTCGTTCGTGGAGTTATTTATCCTGTCTTTGAAGATTATTCTTGGGACCGCGATACTCGCGGTATTTACTGTTCTGGTTCTGGCGCTGATATTGCTTTGGGTGCCATTGAGGCTTTTGCTGGAAGCAGAAAGTCGCTTACGCCGAAAGTGGCAGAACTAGATATTCGCATGGCAATTAACATTGCATCTCGCTGGGACATTCATACTGCTGAGCCAGTCGTAGTGAAAATACAGCACGCAAAATGAGCAAAGAGTTTAGAGACAAAATAGAAGAAGCGCTAAAAATCCTTATAGATGAGGATGAGAAGGGGACTAACTACATCTGCACTAATTGGTTATTAATAACTGAATGGGCAGACTACGAAGGGTCCCGCTATTTACACACAGAAGTTAGTGAAGCCATGACTCCATGGAATGCCTATGGCATGATGAAGATGGCTCAAGAATATAACAGCGAAGTGCTAGGCACTAAGGCTGAAGTTATTGATGATATGGAAGAGGATGAAGAGTGACAACAGCACCTGAAAATCGTGGCGGTTATCGTAAACCATCTAACCCAGCACCAGCATCAGGACCTGGCGCTCTTGCACAGCGCACAGATGGTGGACCAACACAAGCAGCAACTTACATTCCAGGTCTTCCATACGGCGAAGGTCAGCAGACATACAATAATCAAACATCAGCACCTATGGCTGGTACTCCTTATGATTCTTTGCCTGTGCAACCAGTATCTTTAGATGCACCAACACAATATCCAGATGAGCCAGGAACTGCAGGTATTAATAGTGGTCCTGGAGGCGGTTCAGAACTTCTTGCTGGAATGCCAAAGTTAAGACCCAACCCAATGGACACTCTTAAGAAAGTAACTTTATTTGATGATTCTGGAGAAGCAGAATTAATCTTAATGAACTTCTTCAATAGTTAGGAAATTAAATGCGCGTTTTAAAACCAGTAGTCGCAGAAGCATCTCCTAACCTTTATTCAGCGGCTACGCGAGCAAATCTTTTGCCTGAAGAGCAGAACCAACTAGAACAAATGAGTTGGGCTGTTAAAAAAAATAAAGAACTTACTCGCATGAACTCAATAGATGCACGTAAGGCATTTGAAGGTTTAGACCCAGACGCGCAAGAAGGCTTGAAGTTTTTCTTTGGAGATGCAGACTATATGCAAGCACCACCAGATTTTGGTGACCGTGCTATTGGTGCATTGAAGTTTACTGCCAAAACAATTACTAGCCCTTTGATTGCAGTCTTTAAAGTTGCTGGTGCATACAACCGTGCCATTAATACACCATACTTGGTAGGCCGTCAGGTAGCACAGGGCGAGAATATCTTTAGTGCTAACGTTTGGTCTGATGCTTGGAACGGTACAGATGTCTACGATAACGGCGCTTTAAAAGAAGCAACAGACCGTTTTGGTAAAGCAAACATATACATTGCAAAGGGATT